GCTCTTGGACTCAATTTGAATCCAGCGATCATTTGGAACGCAATCCCATGGTCCTTCGTCGTCGACTGGGTGTTTTCCGTTGGGAAATACCTAGACGGTCGTAAGGTCCTAAACATGGAACCTCAGGTAAACATAATGAGGTACGTATGGAGCTGGAAGTATACTCGAAAGACTCGGACCTATTTTGAAAATAGACCCGTAGAATTAGGGAACATACATCCTGTGAACCAGACGTTTCTTCCGGATACTTGGGAAACGGCTTACCGCCGTGACGTAGGTATACCGGTGTCAAATCCGTACTTGTACGGTGAGCTCTCTTCTAAAGAAGTGACTCTCGGTGTCGCTCTCGCAATTACGCGAAAGAAACGCCGATCATCCCGCGGGTGATTAACCCGTACCTTCCTCGGAAGTGAAAGATACACATGGCACTGCCAACAAACCTAACAACGAATGAAGTAAAGAATTCCGCCGGTACGGAGGTCGAATTTATTCGATCTTCCGCCGGCGACCATTCTTTAGAGTTCCTCTCCGGGACAGTTGTCCCGGCGTACCCTCACACTATCAAGCTGAGTCACTCAGAGTCCGGAACCGGCACTAACAAGCGCCGGCGATCCGTCCTCAGAGTTGACATGGCTTCACAGGGTGAAGTTGACACCACGGTCGTTATTCGTGATTCAGCCTATATTGTGGCCGACTTTGCAGTCGGCAATCACAATGCAGTCACTGATCAGGCTAACGTTCTCGCGGAGTTGATGTCGCTGTTCGCCTCTTTAGGCGCCAGCACGACAATCTTATACGATTGTTCGGGTTATGGAGCCGCCGCACTGTTATACGGTACTTCTTAGTACCGTATCGTGGAAGATCGAAATCTAATCGACCAGCGGTTTTACGTTCTCTGCGCCAAAAGTTTCAACCATTTCTTGGTTAAGAGCTTTTGGCGCTACAAGAGCGCCCGTTGGATCGACAACTTTCCTAACTTCCCTGATAAGTGCGTCGAAATGAGTGTACTCAAACGGCTTCGCGCCGGTTAGAGTATTCCTCACGACCCAAGACATTTCCATGACTTCGAGATCGGAGGTATCGTTTACTTCGCGCACGATTAAAAGTGCGCCAAGGTTACGTAACACCGCTTTCGTCGTCATGTCAATCTGTGGGTCAGCTAGTTTCTCGTTAATCTTTTCGAGATTCATAGTATCATTCGTTGGATCGTGGTAGAGTTGGCGTGCTCAAGGATGATTTCCTTATGGAATCAGCTAAGAGCCTTGATATTATTCATATCATCACCAGCCTCCTCCACGACGCTCATTTGCGTTTTGGAGTCGTGTTCAACACACGGTCTCTTCGCCTAACCAAGAAATTGGTTGAGCGTCGATACCGCCTCGAAGGAGCAGGTTTTCTTACGAAAACCCTTCGCCGTCTTGGTAAGCGCCTAGATCAGGCGCTTGCTGGAGCATTTCCGCTAACTGCCGTTGGGACTGGATTTAAACCCAGTCCTTTAGGCGAATTCCCGATTTTTCTCGGAGAATTCTTTGCGCAAATATTCCACCCAGACGGCACTCTCCTTCCTGATCCGAACGCATCCTGCGTTGCTGTAGTGAGAGAGATCCTTGCCTGTTTTGGCAAGTACAAACTCCCCTACTCAGATGAACAAGAACAAAGTGTCATCGATGCCTTTAAAAGGGCTGAAGATGACCTTACTGCTCTCAATCCTCTGTTTGCAGAGTTGCATTCAGATATTGAAGAATACTGTCGTACCACAAGAAGAACCAAAGAAGGACAGAAAAGAATTCACGAAGCGTTTGCTTCGCCGAATCCTGATCTTCATCCTTCAGTTCCTCTTAGGTCTGTAGTTCGCGAGGCCAGAATAGCGTTAGCTACGCTGTTCTCGTCGTTCGATCCTACCGACATCACGCCAAGCCATGGCCCGGGTGCTGTTGCTACTAAGCAGCAGCGCTCGGCCAAATTTGTTTGGCGCAATGTGTCGAATCGAATCACATCTTCG